GTCAAGGCGCTGAACGAGGGCTTCCTGGCCAAGACCGGCGCGGGAAGGTTCGTTCGCTATCACCTGACCGACAAGGCGCGTGAGGTCCGGGAATGACACATGTCCGCCTGACCCAACTGGACGGCAAACTGCCGAACCTGGCCCTGATGAGGCTGTCGGCCTTTCACAAGGCGCGTGGGGACCAGGTCCACTTCTACCGCACCCCGTATCGCCAGCTGGGGGAGCCGGCCTATTTGGCCGTCTACGGCAGCGCGATCTTCGACTTCACCGCCGAGCGCGTGAGGCGGTTCCGATCTGAGTTTCCGGACGCGATCGTCGGCGGGACTTGGGACCACGTGCCGGGTACGGAGTTCAGGGGGCCAAAGGTCGAGGACATCATCGGCGCCTTCGCCGGCGTCGACTACGATCCCTGGCCGAAGTTCACCGCGAGCCTAGGCTTCAGCCAGCGCGGCTGCCGCTTCAAGTGCGGACACTGCGGCGTCTGGAAGAAGGAAGGCAGGGCCGCCTTCGCCGCCTGGATCAACGACATCTGGCGCGGCGAGCCGTGGCCCAAGCACCTGCACCTTCTGGACAACGACTTCTTCGGCGTCTCCAAGCCGCTCTGGAAGCAGCAGCTCGCGGACATCCGCAGCGGTGGTTTCAAGGTGTCGTTCACCCAGGGTATCAACATCCGGGTGATCACCGACGAAATCGCCGCCGAGCTCGCGGCGACAGACTATCGTGACGACAGCTTCGCCAAGAAGCGCCTTTACACGGCATGGGACAGCCTGGGCGAAGAGGATCTGTTCTTCCGGGGTGTTGACAAGCTTGAGGCCGCAGGCGTCCCGTCGTCTCACCTCATGGTCTACATGCTGGTCGGCGAGGCGCCCGACGAGACCTGGGCGCAAGTGTTCCACCGGTTCAACCGCATGGTCGAGCGGGGCATCAAGCCCTTCCCCATGATCTACGGCGATCGCGGCCGCACCCTGCCGCTGGGAGGGCTGAACAACCGCATCGAACACAAGACCCTGGCGAACTTCCAGCGTTGGGTCTTGCGCGCTCAGTATCGGCAAGGCGTGGAGTTCGCCGCCTATCGTGGCGGCGCCAAGCGCGACCCGCTCTTCAAGCGTCAGATCGACATGTTCGCGGAGGCTGCGGCATGAGCGCGGGAGGGAACGGTAATGGCCAGGGCGGCGGCCAGGGCGAGCCGAACGATGGCGGCAAAACCGACCCTTTTGTCATGGCCCGCTGTGGTGGCTCACCAAAGACGGCGACCTCGCCGTCCGAGACCTCTATCGGCGCCACTACTCCTCGCGAAAGTCGAAGTGCACCAGCGACCTCGTATGCGGGCCCGGAGATAAGATCGTCCTGCGCACAGCAGATGGTGACGCTGCCTTTGTTTGGCGGCGAAGCATCTACCGCCGCGACAAGCAAGAAGGCGTCGAGTGCACGCTCTTCCGAAACGAGAGCCCGCACCTCTCTTCCATCCTTATCCGACAGGCTGACGCGATCGCTGATCACTGCTGGCCTGGTCTGCGGCGTTACACCTTCGTCGATCCGGAAGCTGTCAGGACAGCCATCCCGGGCTTTTGCTTTCGACGTGCCAGATGGAAACACCGCGGCGAGACCGCCCGCGGGCTCCTCGTCTTCGAGCGGGGGTAGGTCATGACCGCGTTCGAGAACATCCATGGTCTGGGCGGTGGTCGGGCGCAGCCGGTGAAGGCGGCGGTTCCCCATAGCCTGGAGGCCGAGCAGGCCGTGCTGGGCATCCTGCTGAACGACAACAGCGCCTACGAGCGCAGCGGCAGCTTGGCGCCGTCTCAGTTCTACGAGCCGCTGCACGGCTACATGTTCGGCGTGATCGAGGCGATGATCCGCAAGGGCCTGGCCGCCGAGCCGATGAGCCTGGTCCCGGCGCTGGAGCAGGGAGCCTACGATGCCGCCTACCTCGAGCTCGGTGGGCTGGGCTACCTGGCCGAACTGGTCGACCGCGCCCCGCCGGCGGCCGTCGTCGCCACCTATGCCGGCCAGGTCCTGGACTGCCACAAGCGCCGCGAGGTGATCCGGGTGGCCGGCACGATGGACGCCGACGCCCGGGCCTTCGACATCGACCGCCCGGCCGACGCCATCATCGAGAGCGCCGAGGCGGCCCTCTACAGCGTGGCCGAGCACGCCACGGCCCAGGGAGGCTTCGTGACCTTCGCCTCGGCCCTGACCGGCGCGGTGGCCATGGCGTCGGAGGCGTTCAGCCGCGACGGCGGGTTGGCGGGCCTGGCCACCGACCTGATCGACATCGACCAGAAGACCGGCGGGCTGCACCCGTCCGACCTGATCGTGCTGGCCGGGCGACCGTCGATGGGCAAGACGGCCCTGGCTACCAACATCGCCTTCAACGTGGCGCGCAAGTACGCCTTCGAGCAGCAGCCGGACGGCGCCCGCAAGACCGTCGCCGGCGGCGTGGTCGGGTTCTTCAGCCTGGAGATGTCGGCCGAGCAGCTGGCCATGCGGGTGCTGGCCGACGCCAGCGGCGTATCGGGCGACCGGATCCGCCGCGGCGAGATCGAGCCTCGTGAGTTCGGCCTGATCCGTGACGCCGCGATCGAGATCCAGGAGGCGCCGCTGTTCATCGACGCCACCGGCGGCATCAGCCTGCCCAAGCTGTTCGCCCGGGCCCGCCGCCTGAAGCGCCAGCACGGTCTGGACCTGCTGGTCATCGACTACCTGCAGCTGATCACCGTCGACGGGCTGGAGAACCCGGTCCACCGGACCACGGCCGTCACCATGGGCCTGAAGGCCCTGGCCAAGGAACTTGGCTGCCCGGTGATCGCCCTGTCGCAGCTCAGCCGCGCCGTCGAGCAGCGCGAGGACAAGCGGCCCATGCTCAGCGACCTGCGGGAGTCCGGCTCGATCGAGCAGGACGCCGACATGGTCTGGTTCGTCTACCGCGAGGCTTACTACGTCGGCCGCGCCGAGCCCCGACCAGGCACCCCTGAGCACATGGAATGGCAGGAGCAGATGGACCGGCTGGCGGGCATCGCCGAGCTGATCATCGGCAAGCAGCGCCACGGCCCGATCGGGACGGTCAGGCTGTCCTTCAATTCAGACACCACCCGTTTCGGCAACGCCGCGAACGAGCAGTTTTACCACCATCGGGGAGCTTGAGTATCCATGGCCCGCATCCGTTCCGTCCACCCCGCATTGTTCACCGACGAGGCCTGGGTCAGTTGCTCCGCCTTCGCGCGGATCCTCATCGTGGGTCTGTGGACCGACGCCGACGACCAGGGCGTGTTCGAGTGGAAGCCGGTCGGGCTGAAGATGAAGCTGCTGCCCAACGACGCGGTCGACGTCCTCGCGCTGCTCGATGAGTTGGCCGAGGCGGACATCGTCAGGGCGTTCGACGTCGCGGGCCGGCGCTATGGCGCGATCCGGAACTTCCAGAAGTACCAGCGGCCCAAGAAGCCCAATGCTCTGCATCCCGTGCCGGCGGACCTGGCCGAATACGTCAATCCGCCGAAGAAGGGCAGCGAAGGCGACGGAACCGGTGGGGAAGTCGAGACCGACGAACCCGCGCCGGTTCCGCCCAAGGGGGGAACCGGTGGGGAACTGGTGGGGAACCGCCCCGGAAGCGGTGGGGAAAAGTCTCCGCAGATGGAGGATGGAGGAGGTAATAGGAGAGAAGAATCCCCCCCTACCCCCCCTTTGGTGGGGAGAGAGGAAATCGGAACCGAAATCGTCGATGAGGCGATCGCGGCCTATCACCCGACGGGGAAGGCGCACACCAAGCCGCACCTAGTCGCCAGGGCCTGGTCCGCCGCCGCCCTGGCCGCCGGTGGCGACGCCGCGCTGCTGGCCTGCATCCGCGCCTTCACCGACGAGGTCCGCAAGGGCGACGCCGTGCCCGGGCTGCACAAGTGGCTCACCGAGCGACGCTGGGCGATGTACCGTGCCGAGGCCGCGCCGCCCGCCGACCAGCGTCAGGCTTGGCCGGGCCCATCAGCGGTGTGGGACGCCGTGGTCGAGCACGCCGACAAGCACCTGCCCCTGCGCGGCGCCTCGGCCGAGGACTACACCGCGGCCTACCTGCTCAGCACCACTTGGCGCGACGTGCCGACCCGGGCCGTGATCTGCCGCAGCGGCCACGCCTTCGACCGCCTGAAATCGGAATGGGGCGGCGTGTTCCGGCGCCTGGACGTCGAGGTGATCCTCCAGCGCGAAGAGGTGGCGGCGTGATCGGCGAGGGGACCGCCAAACACGTCGCCTGCCACGTGCTGGACTGCAAGGTCACCGGCAAGGCCCCGGCCAAGGCCGACCGGCCGTTCATCTGCGCCAAGCACATGGGGGTCTGCAACAGCGCCAGCCTGACCCAGCACGCCAACGCCGCGGCGAACCTGATCGACCGCCGACGGATGGCGGCGCTGCCCGGCGCGACGGAAGCCCGTCAGCGCGAACGGCTCGAGCAGGTTCGGATCTACGAGCGCATCGAGGAGAAGGCGTGGCGGGTGCTGTATGGTCAGGTCTCCGAGAAATTCGAGGTTGGGTCATGAGCGCCGTGACCGACACCGCCGTGTCGCCCCTGGTTCGGTTGCAACGCTCCGCCGTCGCCTATGCCGGCGCCAAGCTGCGGCTGGACGCCATCGCCGCCTCGGTGCGGGAGGAGCGCGACATGGTGCGCTCGATCCTGGCCCTGCCGGATGAGCCCGAGCCCGACGCCGCCCAGGACCGGGCGCAGCTGCTGGCCGTGAACCGGGAGGTCGTCACCGGCCTGGACCAGGACCTGGCCGCCGCGATCGCGACCTGGCGCGGCACGATCTTCGACCTGCAGGACTCCGCTGTGGCGGTGGTCGGGATCTGCCGACCGCCCGGTTGCCGCCGCACCGAGGCGCAACTCCAGCTCGCCGCCCAGGCCTTCGCCGCCGCCAAGGCCGACATCGACCAGCACTCGGGCCCGTTCAGCGGCGTGATCTACGCCAGCCGCATCGCCACCTGGCGCGGCTGCCTGATGGACCTGGACGCCGCGGCCCGCGCCTACGCCAGCACCGCCAAGCCCACGGAAGGGGAGGCCTAAATGGCCGATCACATCAACATCAACGAACCCGGCCGCTTCGATCGCGAATTGGACCATCAGATCGCTGCCGCCAAGGCCCAGGTCGATCTGACCTTCGCCAACAAGCGAGCCGACGCCTTGGCCCGGGACCTCGATGCGATCTTCACCCGCATCGGTCGCGGCGATGAGGTCGAGCTGCACTACGCCGATGGCCGCCGGATCGTGATCTTCGCGCCGCCAATCCAGGGAGAACTCGCATGAACCGCCCCGATATCTGCTTGTATCCCGGGCACTGTGCAGACGGCTTCGCCGCCGCCTGGGCGATCTGGAAGCGCTGGGGTCGATGGGGCGACGACGTCACCTTCCAGGCCGTCCGTTATGGCGAGGCCCCGCCGGACGTCACCGGCAAGCACGTGCTGATCGTCGACTTCAGCTACAAGGCCCCGGTGCTTCGCCAGATGGCCAAGACGGCGGCGTCGATCACCGTGCTCGATCACCACAAGTCCGCTCTGGAAGACCTACGCGAGTTCGTGGGAGAGGTGATTGGCGGAGGTCAGAACGTCGAGGTGGTGTTCGACATGGCCAAGAGCGGCGCCATGCTGGCCTGGGAGTACGCACACCCCGACACGTCGCCGCCGGCGCTGGTGCTGCACGTCCAGGACCGCGACCTGTGGACGTTCGAACTGGAGGGGACGCGGGAGATCCACGCGGCCCTGATGTCGCACCCCTACCACTTCGAGACCTGGGACGGCCTGGCCGACATGATCGAGCCGGGATCGGAGATGCGCAACCGGATCATCGTCTCCGGTCAGGCCATCTTGCGCGCCCAAGCCCAGGCCGTCGCCGAGGCCATCGCCCTGACCCGACGGACCATCACCATCGGAGGTCACACCGTGCCGGTGGCCAACATTCCCAAGTCCATGGCCTCGGACGCGGCCAACATCATGGCCGAGGGCCATCCCTTCGCCGCCTGCTATTTCGACACCGCCGCTGGAAAGCGCGAGTTTTCGCTCCGCTCCAGACCCGACGGCGCCGACGTGGCCAAGATCGCCGAGGCCTTCGGCGGCGGTGGTCACGCCCGGGCGGCTGGGTTTACGGTGGGCGGTGGTTGGGAAGGAGAGCCGTTATGACCGTAGCCGAACTCATCGCCGCGCTTCAGGCACTGCCGCAAGACGCGCTCGTCGTGGTTCGGGGCGTGCAAGGGGACTGCGACGAACCGTACATCGACCCCGTGTCGCCGCCCCAAGCAATGACCGACGCCGGGAACAAGGACGTTAAGACCTTGCGGCTTGCGCATAGGATAGGACGGTCGGTGATGGTCAATGGCGTCTGGCGACCCGCGACCGGTCCAAACATGGACGCCGCCCTCATGGAGGCCATCGAGCGGATCGTGATCGATGACGACCTATCCGCGTTCGCCGCCGGGCTCGACGCCATTCGGGAGGGGAATGCGTGACTGTCGGCTTGATCACCCAGCTAACCGTCGAGCGACACTCCCGCCAGGATGTCGCCCTGCTGAAGGCGCAGCGCCACCGATTGGCGGTCCGCGTGTTGGACGAGGGGACTGGCCAGGCCGCCTACTACACGGTGACCCGCCGAGCTTGGCTGCCCCAGCGCCGCACGGCCATTCACATGCTGCGCCTTGCCTTGGGGCCACCCGCGACAACAAAACCCTAGACAAAGACCGCGAACGATAATTCCACCATGTGGTCAGGGCGGTGGTCTCCGCACTCTCCGCCTGTCGCATCGGGGAACTGTCATGAACGCTCAACTGGCGACCACCTCCCACGCTTTCACCATGCCCTTCACCGCCCGCGGCCTGGTCGTACCTGATCCCGCCGTGCCGCTGAACCGCTTCCAGATCGCCGACGTCGCCTGCGCGATGATCCTGGAGCGCGAGGGCAAGCTGGAGGGCGCGCGGTTCATCATGGACCGCTTGGAGCGCGATCTCGGCGTCACCGACCATGATCGCCTGGTCGCAGCCCACGGCCGCGATGTGATCGCCGGCGCTCATTGCCGGATCGACAGGCCCCGCCGCGCCCGGCTGCGCGCCCGCAAGCCGGCTGTGGATCCGGCGGTGTTCACCCAGGAAGATCTGCGCCAGATCGCCAAGGCCGAGCGCAAGATCAAGTCGCCGGACGAAGACACCCGGCTGCGCGGCAGCCAGGACCTGCAGGCCATCGTTGATCGGCGGCACGCCCGGATCATGTCGGCCCGAACGACCGAAGCGGACGCCGAAACCGTCGCGCTGACCGATCTGCGCGACGGAGCGGTCGTTAAGTCGAAGGCTGGCCGGCTGCGCCGCGTCGACGGGCTGGAATTGCTGCGATCCACTGGAGCGATCACGACCTTCGGCCTGGCCTGCGCCCGGCGCTACGGCGAGCTCTATGTCGCCACTCAGCCGCGCCATTCTATCCGGTCTTGCATGGCTGGGTACGACCAGGTCGCGCGGCCCATCCAGCAGCGCACCGACGAAGAGTTGGCGATGGGCGAGCAGGAGGCGAAGTCGCGGCTCAATGAACGGAGGCGGACGCGAAGCTTGATCGAGATGCTCGTGATTAAATCGGTCGGCGCCAAGGCGCTGCTACTGCTCCAGCAGGTGGCGGGCGAGGGTGCCTCCATCGCCAGCCTGGCGACTAGCGGCACGCTCCGCACGACCTTCCGCCTTGCGGTCATCAAGGCAGTGGCGGTTCTCGAAGTAGCATGGTCGGGCGGGAATCCTGTCGAGGACGAGGGTTGACAGGTTAGGCGCCTTACGGCATGTATTGGGTGTGCCTACCGATAGGCGACTGAAGGCCCTCCCGGTTCCGGTGAGGGCCTTTCGCATTTCCGGCCCCAGACCTGCGTCTTGGCCTCAGCCTCTCAGCGCAAGGGCGACAGCTTCGCGGGCCGCGGCAGAACGCCCACGCCTGGCCGGCGCGACACCGGCCCCTCGCTCCACCTTCGCCAGCCCGACCGGCAGTCCGCACCAGCCGCATGACGCAGGGACCGCGCACGGATCGCGCGCTGGCGAAACCCACAACGAGCTTCACGGCCCAGCAGCAGGGTGGCCACGTCTCTCCCCGAGCGTGGTGCTGCTGGGCCGTGGGGACCAGGGAGGACGGCCATGCAAGTCGCTACCGTGAACCTGGCCCGCGTCGCCCGTGAGACCAGCATGAAGGTCCAAATCACCGGCGGTCGCCAGCTGGCGCTCCGGCTTCGGATCGCCGGCTTCGTAATGGCGCTGGGCGCCCGCATCGCCGGCCCTCGCGCTGACATCTCGGTCACTTTCGTCGACGGCAAGGCGGTCTGACATGCCCGCGGTCGACCTGTTCGTCTTCCGCACGATGGAAGAGGCCAACCTGCGGTACCCGCGCCACGCGCGGCGGGCCGGGGATCGGGTGACGTCGGCCTGCGCTGTTGGCCGATCAGGACGCAACCTGCCTGGTCTTCGGCCTTCGAACGTCTACCTGTATGCGCCCATATCCGCCGAAGCGGAGCGCATGCTCAGGGCGGGCCAGCTTGGCCTTCAGGGCACGGGGTACTACGGCGCTCAGGACGAGAAGCCACCCCACCCTGGCATCCAGTGAGGCCGCCACCCAGGCTGACGACGATCAAGCCAAAGATCGGCCTGATCGACATGACCAGGGCCAAGGTGCCGCCCAAGACGGTCGAACCCTTCTATCAGTCCGCCGAGTGGCTAGAGGCCAGGGCTACCGCGCTGAAGCTGGCAGGCGGCAAGTGCTGCCGTGATGGGTGCCGACGCGGCGGTCGCATGTTCGTTGACCACATCATCGAGCGAAAGGACGGCGGCGACCTGCTCGCCCAATCCAACCTCCAGGTCCTGTGCGGCCACCACCACACCAAGAAGACGGTCGAGCAGCGGGCGATCCGAACCGCGACCCGCTACTGAGCCGACCACCAGGGCCCGCGACCCGGTCGCCGCGCCCCACCACCCCCATCCCCCTCAGAGGCCCCCTCGACCGCCGGAGACCCCCCGGGGGGTCAATTCCCGGCGAAATCCGTCCTGCGAAGGACCGCGTCGGGTCTCACAAAGAGGTTTTTTTCTTGGATCGGGTTTTTTCAGAGTTCGGGTCCAGGCGGTCAGGAGGCGCGTGAGGCGGTCGTAAGGTGTTGTTAATCAACGGTTTTTCGATGCGCAGCGCGGTTGCAGAATGACGGCTAAGACTACCAAGGCGGCGCCCCGGAAAAAGGCGCCCGCGAAAAGGCCCAAACCCAAGCCCCGCAAGGCGTTGGCGGTCGGCCGGCCCGAATATTCGCCGACCCTGGAAAACCGGCAGAAAGTCGAAATTCTGATCGCGGCGCGTATGGCGCATGAAGATATCGCCCGGGTTTTGGGGATCACGCCGCCGACCCTGCGCAAGCACTTCCGTGAGGAGATCCTGACCGGCCTAGCCAAGAAACGGGCGGAGGTGCTGGTGGCGATGCACACCAGCGCCCTGGCCGGGAATACGTCGGCGCAGAAGAGCATGCTGGCGCTCACGGGCCCGGCCAACGCCCCGACTCCGCCGAAGGATCAGATCGTCCCGGCGACGGCGCGGGGTACCGCACCGGCCGGCCAGTTGCCGAAGCTGGGGAAGAAGGAAGCCCAGGTCCTGGCCGCGCACACCGCCGGCGAGGGAACCGACTGGGACGGCCTGCTGAACTGACATGTGGGACCTGTCCTGCCCCGACTGGGAGCACCGCCTCCGGTCGGGGCAGTCGCTGGTCCCGCCGCTGCCGCTGGACGACGTGCAGGCCAACAAGGCCGTGGCGATCTTCAACAAGCTGCGGCTGGCCGACGTCGCGGGTAACCCGACGATGGAGGAGGCGGCGGGCGAGTGGTTCCGCGACATCCTGCGGGCGATCTTCGGATCCTATGACCCCGTCCTGAAGGAACGGATGATCCGCGAGCTGTTCGCGCTGATCGCCAAGAAGAATTCCAAGACCTCGTACGGCGCGCTGCTGATGGTGACGGCGCTGCTGATGAACACCCGGCCGAACGCCAAGTTCATCATGACCGCGCCGACCCAGGACATCACCGAACTGGCCTACGCCCAGGCCGCCGGCGCGATCGAGTTGGACCCGGTGCTGAAGGCCCGCCTTCACACCAAGGACCACCAGAAGACGATCATCGATCGCAAGACCGGCGCCCACCTGGAGATCATGTCGTTCGATCCGCAGGTCCTGACCGGGCAGAAGCCGGCCGGGATCCTGATCGACGAGCTGCACGTCTGCGCCAAGATGGCCAAGGCCTCCAGCGCGATCCGCCAGCTGCGCGGCGGCATGATCGCCGCGCCCGAAGCGTTCATGGTGTTCATCACCACTCAATCTGAAGAGCCGCCGGTCGGCGCGATGCGCGCCGAACTGACCAAGGCCCGCGCGATCCGCGACGGCAAGCGTGAAGGTCGGATGCTTCCGATCCTCTACGAGTTCACCGAGGCGCAGCAGCGCGACGCGAAATTCTGGAAGGACCCGGCCAATTGGCCCCTGGTCCTGCCAAACCTGGGCCGGTCGATCACGCTCAAGCGGCTGATCGAAGAGTTCAACACCGCCTCGGAGACCAGCGAGGAAGAGCTGCGGGCCTGGGCCTCGCAGCATCTGAACATCGAGATCGGCCTGGCGCTGCGGTCCGACGCATGGGCCGGCGCTGAGTACTGGGAGCAGCAGGCCGACAAGGAACTGACGCTCGACGTCATCATCGCCCGCAGCGAGGTGATCGTCGTCGGGATCGATGGGGGTGGCCTGGACGACCTGATGGGCCTGGCGGTGCTGGGTCGGTGCAGGGCGACGCGGAAGTGGCTGCTTTGGTGCAGGGCGTGGGCTCAGCCCAAGGTCCTGGTCCGCCGCCAGGACATCGCGCCCAAGTTGCTGGACCTGAAGGAAAGCGGTGACCTGACGATCTGCGACCGCGTCGGCGAAGATCTCGATGAGATCGCCGACATCTGCGAGCAGATCGACGCGGCCGGCCTGCTGGCCATGGTGGGTCTGGACCCGGTCGGGATCGGCGGGGTGATCGAGGCCCTGGCCGCCAAGGACATCGGCGGCGAGAACGATCCGTCCGAGACCAACCGGATCGTCGGCGTCTCGCAGGGCTGGAAGCTGACCGGCGCGATCAAGACCGCCGAACGCAAGCTGGCGGACGAAACGCTCGAGCACGCCGACCAGCCGCTGATGGATTGGTGCGTTGGCAACGCCAAGGTCGAGCCCCGCGGCAACGCGATCGTCATAACCAAGCAGGCCAGCGGCAACGCCAAGATCGACCCGCTCATGGCTGGCTTCAACTCGATCGTCTGCATGTCCACTAACCCCCCGGCGATGAGCGGTGGCTCTGCCTACGACGACCCGAACGTCGAAGTTTAGGAGGCGTCATGGGCTGGTGGACGAACCTTTTCGCCAGCGCCGCGATCGTGTCCGAGGAGGAAGCGCCGCGCCGGTCGACCGGTCCATCGGACGACTTCTGGTACGACCATGTCGGCACGAAATCGACGGCGGGCATGAAGGTCACACCGGCGCTCGCGATGAAGGCCTCGGCCGTCTACGCGTGCATCAAGATCCTGGCCGAGACGATCGCCAGCCTGTCGCTGGAAATGTCGCAGCGGACTGCCGCCGGCTGGGAAGAGGCCCCGAACCATCCCATCGCGGAGGTCCTGGGCTACCAGCCCAACAGCTGGCAGACCGCCGTCGAGTTCTGGGAATTCATGGTCCTGCACGCGGCCATGGAGGGCGAGGCGTTCGCCGAGATCGTCCCGGGCCCGCGCGGCGCGGTCGATCAGTTGATCCCGCTGCACCCGCTGCGCGTCACCCAGATCCGTCTGCCGGGCCATCGCATCGGCTTCGACGTCCGCGACGAGGACGGCAAGGCCCGCCGTCTGACCCAGGACGAAGTGTTCCGCCTGCCGGGCCTCTCGGCCGACGGGCTGAACGGAATCCGGGCGATCGACCTGGCGGCCGATGCGATCGGCCTCGGGATCGCGGCCGACACCTACGCCAGCAAGCTGTTCGCCAACGGCATCAACTTCGGCTTCGCGCTGGTTTCGCAGAAGAAGATGGGCGAGGAGGCCCAGAAGAACCTCATCCAGGCGCTGATGCGGCGCTTCGCCGGCGCGGGCAACGCCCACCGGCCCATCATCCTGCAGGACGGCATCAAGCCCGAGAAGATGATGGGGCAGACGGCCAGCGAGGCTCAGCTGCTCGAGGCGCGCAAGTGGCAGATCGCCGAGGTCGCGCGGTTCTGGCGCATCCCGCTGCACATGCTGAACATCGACGACCAGACCAACCGGTCGACCGTCGAAGAGCAATCGCTGAACTTCGTCAAGTACACCCTGCGTCCATGGTGCAAGCGCATCGAGCAGGCCATTCGCCGCGACCTGATCGTGGCCAAGACCGTCTATCGCGCCAAGTTCAACCTGGAAGATCTGCAACGCGGCAACGCCAAGGACAGCGCCGAATACTTCGCCAAGGCGCTGGGCAGCGGCGGCACGCGCGGCTGGCTGACCCAAAACGAGGTCCGCAAGATCCTGGGCCTTAACCGCTTGGTCGGCGGCGATGATCTGCCGATGCCGACCAGCCCGGCCGGTCAGCCCTCCGGCGGCGGAGTTGGGGCTCAACTGGCTCTGCCGCCGCCCCAGAGCCTGGAAGAGCGCTGCACGGGGGTGGTGCGCAAGGAAGTGGCCGTGATGCGCAAGGCGATCATGACCCACGCCGCCGACCGCCGGGCCTTCGCCGTCTATGTCCGCGCCTTCTACGGCGGCCACGTCTCGACCGTGTCCGAGCGCCTGGAAATCCCCAAGGACGCGGCCAAGGCCTACTGCGCCTACCGCGCCGACAAGTTCATCGCCGCCAACGACGAGGTCGCGGCCGTCGACGCCCTGGAAGAGACCGGGGCCGCCGAGTTGGCCGGAATCCTGGCCGCCCACGGAGAAGTCGCATGAAGTCCTATTCGCACATCATCGGCGCGATGACCTCGACCTGCTGGGCCGTGGCGCCGGAAAAGGTCGCCGAGATCGGCGGCTTCATGGCCGCCATCGCCAACGGGGCCAGCCTGCCGGAGAAGGTGTGGGACTCCGAGCGCGAGCGCAGCGCCGCGGCCGGCCAGGTCACCTTCCTGTCGATGGCCGGCGTCGACATCACCGCCGCCGTGCAGGGCGGCGGCGCGCAGACGGCGCAGACGGTCGCCGTGATCCAGGTGTTCGGCACGATCTCTCATCGCGCCAACCTTCTGAGCGAGTTCAGCGGCGGCACGTCGATCGAGGGCCTGAAGCGGTCGTTTCGCCAGGCGCGGGCGCAGAACCCCAAGGCGATCGTCTTCGAGCACGACAGCCCCGGCGGTTCGGTCAAGGCGGTCGAGGAGTTCGCCGACGAGCTGTACCAGGCCACCCAGGATGGCGTGAAGATCATCCACGTCTGCAACACCCTGATGGCTTCGGCCGACTATCACATCGCCGCCGGCAGCGGCGGCGAGATCGTCTGCACCCCCTCGGGCGAGGTCGGGTCGATCGGCGTCTACATGCTGCACATGGACTATTCCGGCTCCCTGGCCGAGGAGGGCATCGTCCCGACGTTCGTCTACGCCGGCGAGAAGAAGGTCCAGGGCAACGCCTACGAGGCGCTGTCGGACGAGGCCCGCGCCGACCTGCAGGCGCACGTCGACCGCTACTACGACAGCTTCACCAAGTCGGTGGCCCGTGGCCGCAAGGTGACCCAGGCCGTGGTCAAGGCCACCTTCGGCAAGGGCGACGTGGTCGGCGCTGCCGACGCCAAGAAGCTGGGCATGATCGACCGGGTCGACACCATGGAGGGGACGCTGCGTCGCCTCGGTGTGACGTCGCCCACCACTGCGGCCCGAGCCGAGGACGCGCTGCCCGGCGTGCAGGCCGAGGGCGGCACGATCATGCTGGCCAAGGACGGCGACGATGTCGTGCTGGTGGGCGAGTGGCCTCGGCGCTGCCGGATCTCGCAGTCGGCGATCGACGGAGTGGTCATCGAACTTGCCGGCGGAGAAATCCACATCACGGCCAAGAATGCCCGCGCCACCTTCTCTACCAGCGGTCCGGGCGAGGACGACAACGTCCACCGCTGCTCCTGCCTGACCGCATCCTACGTCGCCGTCGAAGAGCCCGAGCCCGAGCCGGAACCGACGGCGGATCCGGCGATCGAGGTCGAGCCGGAAGGCGAACCGGAACAGCCGGCCGCGCCTAGCGCGGCCTTCGAGAATGAACGCCGCCTTCGCGCACTGCAACTGGCCGCGCTCTAGCCCGAGGTAGGGGCGCTGTCGCGACCCCGACCCTCTCCAACCCGGGCCCTCGGGCCTTTCACCGGACAAAGCACGGCGCCCCACGGGCACCGTTTTTCGTGAGGAGACGGACATGTCCCGCATCAAGGAACTGCGCCAGAAGAAGGCGGACCTGGTCGCCCAGGCCAACGGTGTCATCACCGAGGCCGGCGCCAACGCGATGACCGAAACCCAGGCCGCCAAGGTCGACGGCCTGATGAAGGACATCGAGGCGGTCAACCGCGACCTGGTGTTCGCTGAATCGCTGATGGAGCACGAGCGCTCCCTGAGCGGCCACGTCGATCCCAACGCCACCGCCGACAAGACCGGCAAGGACGACAAGCCCAAGTTCGCCAGCTTCGGCGATCAGATGGTGGCGGTGGCTCAAGCGGGCATCAACCGCGGCCAGGGCGAGATTGACGCCAAGCTCAAGTACGAGATGTTCTCGGCCGCTTCCGGCGCCAGCGAAGGCGTCGCGGCGGATGGCGGCTACCTCGTCCAGACCGACTTCTCGACCGAGCTGCTGAAGAAGGCCTATGAGGTCGGCATCCTGGCCTCGCGGGTCAAGCGCATCCCCATCAGCCCCAACGCCAACGGCCTGAAGGTCAACGCCGTCAAGGAAACCAGCCGCGCGAACGGTTCGCGCTGGGGCGGCGTCCAGGCCTTCTGGACCGGCGAAGCCGAACAGTTGACGGCCAGCCGGCCCAAGTTCCGCCAGATGGAGCTGGACCTGAAGAAGCTGACCGGCCTGTGCTATGCGACCGAGGAACTGCTCTCGGACTCGGTCGCGCTGGGCGCCATCCTGCAAGACGCCTTCAGCGACGAGTTCGGCTTCAAGATCGACGACGCGATCATGAACGGCACCGGCGCTGGCATGCCCAAGGGCTACTTCAACTCGACCGCCATGGTGACGGTGGCGAAGGAAGCCGCCCAGGCCGCCGACACCATCCTGGCCGAGAACATCGGCGCGATGTGGGGCAGGTTCTGGGCGCGCTCCCGCAAGAACGCCGTCTGGCTGATCAACCAGCAGCTGGAAGGGAAGTTGATGTTCATGAAGATCGGCGACACCCCGATCTATGTGCCGGCCGGCGGTCTGTCGGGTGCGCCGTACGCGACCCTGCTGGGCGCTCCGGTGATCCCGATCGAGCAGGCCTCGGCCCTGGGCGACGTCGGCGACATCCAGCTGGTAGACCTTTCGCAGTATCTGATGATCGACAAGGGCGGCATCCAGGGCGCGCAGTCGATGCACGTCCGCTTCCTCTACGACGAACTGGTGTTCCGCTTCATCTACCGGGCGGACGGCCAGCCGATCTGGGAAGCGCCGCTCACCCCGTTCAAGGGCGCGGACACCCTGTCGCCCTTCGTCACCCTCGAGGCGCGCTAACGCGCGCGGCGGCGGGGCTTCGGCCCCGCCGCAACCGGCGCGCCCCGGCTCGCCAACCCCCCTCAACCCTCCATGACGGAGAACCCCCATGCGCAACGCTCTCCCGAGCGAAGTCGCGGCCGTGGTCGCGAACATCGATCCCGACGCTTATCCGGCCGGCACCTACGTGTCCGACTGGGTCGACATGTCCAAGTTCGGCGACATCATGGCCATCGTCCAGGCCGGCGACCTCGGCGCCCTGGCCACCATCGACGCCAAGCTGGAGCAGGCCACGTCGAACGCCGGCGCCGGCGCCAAGAACATCACCGGCAAGCTGATCACCCAACTGACCAAGGCCGGTGTCGACGACAACAAGCAGGTCGTCATCAACCTCAATGACAGCCAGCTGGACGTGAACAACGGCTTCGTCTTCGCCCGCCTTTCGATCACCGTCGCCGTCGCCACCAGCGATGCCGGCGGCATCGTCCTGGGCTTCAACCCGCGCAACGCGCCGGCCAGCGACTACGACATCGCCACGGTCGACGAGATCGTCGCCTAAGCCTTCGGGCGATCAAGAAGCAGAAGGGCGGTCCAGCGGACCGCCCTTTTTCTATGCTGGAGGCGCGCATGGGCATGATCCGCACCGAAGCGCCCGCCGCGATGTTCACCGCGGACGAGATCCGCGCCTGGCTTCGCCTGGACGAGGACGACGAGGACGCCACGCTGCTGCGCCTGGCCGAGGTCGGGACCGAGGAATTGGACGGCTCGGACGGGTGGCTGGGTCGAGCCCTGCGTCCGCAGACCTGGAAGCTGAGACTGGACGGCTTCGGCTGCACCAAGATCCGCATCCCGCTGCCGCCGCTGATCGAGGTGAGCGAGATCGCCTATGTCGACACCGACGGCGCCGACCAGACCGTGGACGACGCCGTGTTCCAGGTGGTCGGTGCCGGTGGCAGCCAGCCGGCCCACATCGAGCTGCGCGAGGACCAGGCCTGGCCCGACACCGCGCGCCGGGCCGAGGCGGTCACCATCACATTCATCTGCGGCTACGCCGAGGCGGGCGACCCGCCGGTCAAGGCCGTTCCCGCCTCGATCCAGCAGGCGATCCTGGAGATGGTCGCCAACATGTTCGCCAATCGCGGCGAGGGCTGCGGCGAGGCCTTCGACAAGATGATGGAGGGCACGACGGGCCCGAAGTTGTCGAAATACCAGATCCACTGGTTCGCCTGATGGCCAAGCCGAAGTGCTGCTCGGGCGAGCGCGACCGGCGCGTCACCATCCTGCGTACGGAGGAGGATGGCCGGGACGGCTTTAACGTCCCGATCGTCGGCGAGACCGAGTACGGCAAGTTCTGGGCGTCGAAAGAGGACGTCAGCGACGGCGAGCAGTTCCGGGCCCAAGAGGTCGGCGCCACGCTGACGACCCGGTTTGTCGTGGCCTGGGGCGCGAAGGCCCGCGGCATCCTTCCGACGGACATCCTGGTCCTGGGCGAGCGCCGCTACACGATCCAAGGGCTCAAAGAAGTCGGCACCCGCAACGGGATCGAGATCTCGGCC